TATGTTCTCGATACAACTAAGTTTGCTATCGCTCAACAAAGCGGTCTTGCAGTTCGTAGCACTGAATTTGACGGTTCTGATTTCATCAAGAACTTGATCACTTTCCGTTGCGAAGCTCGTTGCGACTTGATGAGTTTCCAGCCTACTGCTTGCTTGTACGGAGCTATCTAATTTGCCCATACATAAATCTAAAAGGGAGGCCCGTAAGCCTCCTTTTTTTTACTTATGCCATACTCATACGATTACTTTAAAATAGAAGTAGGAAACCACATAATAAAGAGTTTTCCTCCAAGCACTAAAATTTTAGATGTAGGTGCTGGTAGTGGTAAATACGGATCAATGCTCCGTTATAATTTTTATATAGATGCCCTTGAAATATTTGAGCCATATATAGAGCAATTTCAGCTCAAAGAAATTTACAATAACGTACATATAGGCAATATCATTGACTTTGATATTAGTATATACGATTACATAATAATGGGTGACATAGTTGAGCATTTGTCAGTAGAGGATGCCCATGACTTACTTACAAAAATACATTTGGCTAATAAGAAATGCTTGGTTGCAATTCCATACACAATGGAGCAAGGTGAGGTCAACGGAAATATTTATGAAACACATTTACAATCAGATCTCACACATGATGTATTTTTGTTTCGCTATCCAATGATGAAAGAATTATATCGCAATAACGAATACGGATATTATATAAACTATTAACTATGAATATACTTGCTTCAATTCATCTTTATCCCCCTAAGCACAATTGCGGTGCGGAATATATGATTCACTGGATGCTAAAAGATTTGCAAAGCAAAGGTCATCAGATAAAAGTGCTTTTGCATCAAGCCAATCATTATAAGATTAAAAATAATTATGTCTTTGACGGCATTGATGTTTTTCCTCCACAAGAAAATGTTATTGATAGTTTGATGCGTTGGAGCCATGCAGTTTTCACGCATTTAGACTATACAAAATGGACAATTGCAAGTGCAGCACTTTACAAAAAACCAGTCTTTCATCTCATTCATAATAGCCATCCATACCCCGAAATCATCAATGCGAGGCACAATCAACATATTGTGTATAACTCTTTATGGCTAAAAAACCTATTAAATTACCAATGGCCTAACTTTATAATGACGCCGCCAGTTGACTACCGTATTTACGACTTGCAGATTGAACCAGCGAAGAACGAATATATTACTCTGATTAATACGAACGAGAACAAAGGCGGTAAGATATTTGAAAAGATTGCCCAAGCAATGCCAAATAAGCGGTTTTTAGGCGTTTTAGGGAGCTATGATGAGCAGGTGAAGGGTAGCCTTCCAAATCTCAAATATTTGCCTAATACGAGCGATATAAACCAGTATTATAGGCAGACACGGATCCTGCTGATGCCAAGTGAGTATGAGAGCTGGGGAAGAACGGCAACCGAGGCTATGTGCAGCGGCATTCCAGTCATAAGCAGCGAGGCTGAAGGGCTGAAGGAGAACTGCGGAAGTGCTGGGATATACATAAAAGATCGGAATGATATTAAAAGCTGGGTTAACGCGATTAATAGGCTGGATGACAAAAAAGCCTACGAGGAAGCCTCAAGAAAAGCGAAGAGTAGATCCAGAGATCATGATCCGCGCAAAGCACTCGATGAGTTTGAAGGCTGGTTCCGAGAAATGGTTAATAAATACAAGTAAAAATGGCGATATATATAAACGGAGTGACGATTGTAGCTGATGCTGTAGTAGAGCCAGTCAGTCTCACCGATGCAAAGAATTGGATGCGAATAGATTACACATCAGATGATTCTTTAATACAAAGTCTTCTGAATGCGTCAAGAGTACATCTTGAGAAATTGACTGGCCTTTCTTTTGTAAATAAACTAATTAGAACGAATTTTGAGTTGACTGGAACACAGCCTCCACTATGGATGGTAGATTTGCCTTACGGACCGCTGGTGTGTATGGATGAATTAAAAATAAAAACTGGCATAGGTTTATACGATATTTTGACGAAGAACGAGGACTTTGAGATTATTGCAGGCAAAGTATGGATTTATAACCCAGGTATTTATACAGCTCTTTATCAAGGCGGGTTTGGAACACTTCCAGAGGATTTGGCAGACGATATAATGGCTTTGACTGCGTGGCAGTACGAGAACAGAGGCAAAAAGATGAACGCAGACAGACAAGCTCTTATCAGCCAATATCCTAACTGGGATGGACTTAATTATCATCAGTATAAAAAGGTGAATATATAATGGCTGACGGCATTTTCTTTAAAAATCAGAATGCTGCTTTTGATAAATTATTCAAAGATTTGGATAAATATACAAAAGAGGTTGTTGCTGAATTGGATGCTGAAATGCATGCAGGATTGATAGACATGGAAACACAAGCAAAAACATTTGCACCTCCAGGTACTGGTAGGTTAAGAGGCGCAATTAAGGCTGTAAAGCACGCTCCATTAGTATATGACTTGAGGGCTGTAACTGATTATGCTGCTTATGTTGAGTTTGGAACCGGTCCTTATGCGGAAACATATGTACCAAGTTTAGACCCAGAATGGCAAGAATATGCTAAGACTTTTCAGAAAGCAACACCTGGACATACAAAACAACATCCATTCTTTTATAGAGCAGTTAGAGATGTGTTCCCGATAATGATTGAGAGAATGAAAAAAGTATTAGAACCATAATGAAAGATACCTCAAATAGTGTTAGAACAATATATGTTAATGCCTTGAATGGCAATCTTTCTTACAATAGTAAAGATGTGCCAGTATATGGTCAGACACCATTTAGAACGCTTCCACAGAATTATGTAATTATATCATCAATCATTGAGATAGCAAATAATAATAACAATCAATTCCAGAACGTTGTAAATGTAGATATTGATATTTTTAGTGAACAATACAGAGTAAATGATCTGTCAGTTGTAGACAATATAGCAAGCCAAATTCTCAATATCTTGATAACTAACCCTTCTATAAATGTATTTCAGGATAATGATTTTGTTGTATATCCAGTAGCTAGAACAAATTCATTATATTTACCTTTGTATAACGGGGACAATTATGTAGCTCGTAAAATAATAACAATCAATAATTTAGTAAACCAAAAATAAAATAAACAATGGCACAAGTTTTAGGCGCAGCCCAAGCAGTTGAAATTGATATTACCAACGTTGGCACAGAGTACGATAGCCTAGTATGTCTTCGTACATCTTCAGTAAATGGAACAGTTGACGCAACAGCTGATCAAACAAATTGCGGAGTATTGACAGCAGTAGGATTTCCACAAATGACATTAGATTTTGATGCAATTTGTGAAACAGCTCCTACAAGTGTACAAATATCTTATAATGCTTTGTTGTCAGCATTTAACAACAAGACATTGGTAATGGTAAGAGTACAGAACCCAGCTGTAACTGGATCAAGTGCAGGTGCTGCATATTACCACAGATTTTCTGGGTATGTAACGTCCTTGGTTCTCAATCAAGCAACAACTGAATTTATTAACTTTTCTGGAACAATTCAATCAACTGGAACAATTGATATCGATCCAGCAGCTTAATACTAAATAATGAACTATACTACTTTAACTATTGATGACAAAAAAATTGGCATCAAATTCGGAATGGCTAGCTTTCGTTATCTATCCGATAAACTTTCAGCTGGAGTTGGCTTTGAAAATAATGATCTAAATGAAATTGGCATAGCCCATATTTTATATAGCGGTTATTATAATAACTGCTTGATCAAAGAAGTCGTACCTGAATATAGTTTTGAATTTTTTGTAGATGCAATAGAGTCAAATTTAAAAAATGAGGCTTTTGTAAAGCAGATACAAGACATTATACAACTATGGACAGAGAATGAGTTTGTGAAAGCCACTCAGAAGGAGGATGAGCCAAAAAAAAAGAATACTCGTGGCAAGAAATAGAGCAGTACGCCTTTGGGCAGCTTAAATTATTGCCACAAGACTTTTATAACATGAGTCCTAAGCATTTCTCGTTAATGCTAAATGGACATAATGATCATAAGCTAGAGACCTATAAATTGGTGCGATTGCTTATGTTCACAATGGTACGACTACATGGCGATAATAAATCTGGCCCTAAGACACCAGAGCAGTTGTGGCCACTTGATGGGGATGAAGATACTTCATTAATAAACGAGCAAGAATACAAAGAGATATTTAAAAGATTGGCAAAATGAGCGCACCGATTTTAAAAGTAGATATAACAGCAAATGCCAAACAATTAGAAGCAGCTTTAAATAAAGCAAAGGCTAAAGTACAAGAATTAGGTGCGCAAATAAAATCCTTACCAACTGGAGATAAACAATTTAATAAACTAGCTAACGAAATAGCTCGTGCAGAAAATGTTTATCAAAGATTAGCTGCTAGTTATAATAAATTAGGAGTTGAGTCAGAAAAAGTTGCTCCTAAATTTGAACAAGTCGGTAATTCAAGCAAAAGCGCAAGGACTGCTTTAACAAGTTTATCTCTTACAATTCAAGACTTACCATTTGGATTTTTAGGTATTCAGAATAACCTACCTGGTGTTATACAAGGTTTTGGAAATTTAACATCTACAACTGATGGCAAATTAATGCCAGCATTAAAAGAAATTGGAAAATCACTTATAGGACCAGCTGGTATTTTTCTTGCATTTAGTGCGGTAACATCAATAATTACTGTTTTAGTACAGAAATATGGAAGTTTAAGTGGAGCAATAGAAGCATTAACTGGAAAGCAAAATACTTTAACTACAGAGATTAGAAAGTTTAACGAAGAATATGAAAAATTTGCGAAAAATCAACTTAGTATTAGTAGATTAACGCAAGATGCAACAGCAGCACAAAAAGGACAACTAACAATAGTTGGCTCATTAATTAAAAGATTATCAGATTTAAACATAAGCCAACAAGAACAAAAAAATATAATTGAAGAACTTAAACAAGTAGATCAAGATTTTTTTGGGAATTTAATTGCTGGCAAAAGTACAATTGATCAAGTAAAAGCTGCAGTTGAAAAATATACAAAAGTATTAACTGCTAGAGCTAGAATAGAAACTTTAAAAGAAGAAATTAATAGTAGTTCTGTTTTATTAGAACAAAATAAAAAATTAATATCAGCACAAGACTCATTAGTTAAAGCAGAACAAAAAAGAAAACCGATTTCAACTGGGGCTGGCCCTCAAGAACAAATAGGCTCATTATTTACACAACAAAGAGTAGTTAAATTAAGTGCCAAAGAATTAGAAAATTTAGGAGTAAAAAATGAACTATTAAAGAAAAGAATAAAAGAAGCTAGTGATGAGATTGATAAAAATACTTTAATTATAGGACAAAATGCGAGTCAGTTTGTCAAAGGTGGGGAGGCGGTAAAAAAATATTTTGAGGCATATAAGCCGCCGCAAGAATATTTAGATTTTATAAGAGCTTTTGATGATCCTACTAAATTTAAGAGAGGTCAAGATTTATTTAGTGATTTAGGTAATATAGATTTTACAAAAGGGGCAAATTCTGTTGCAAAGTTTAATGAAATTATTGGGCAACTACAACAAGATTTCCCAAATTTATTTGAAGGATTTGGTGTCACATCTGCTAAGGAGATACCAAAACAAATAGAAAAGGTTCGAAATATATTTAAAATCGGTCTAGATAACTTAGCATTAGCAATTGTTGCAGATGGAGAAACTGGACAAATTAATAAATTAGGCGGTAAATTAGCTGATGCATATTTTGATATAACAGAACCGTTTAAAAAGAAGTTTGAAAAATCTCAAGGAAATGTATTTAAGGAAATAAAAGTTTTTAGAGAAGGATTTTTTGATGAATTAGACCCAGAAAATTATATACCACCAGGAGAAGTTACAAAACTTATAGCACCATTTGACTTAGATGCCCTCAATAAAGGTATACCATCATATGAGCAATTTGCAAAAAAGATAATGCAATTGCAAGAAAATATGAAAAAAGAATCCTTAAAATTTGTACAAAATTTAAGGGATGCTGCTAATTTAATTGGAGATATATTTTTTAATCCATTACAAGATCAGTTTAAGAATTTACTAGAAACTGGCAAGTTTTCATTTAAAGAATTTGGTAGAGCTATTGTAGAGAATATGAAACAAGTAGTAGCTAAATTAATAGCAACTGGAATAATAACATTGTTGGCAACTATTGCAACAACTGCATTGAACCCAGGAGCAGGTGCTGCAACTGGGTTAACTGGTTTTCAGATGTTTAGTAGAGCATTTGCTGGTCAATTAGGCTTTGGTCCACAAAGAGGTCCAAACTTAGCTAACATAGGCGCAGGCGGTCTTGCTATGAGTGGAGCCGTGAATTTAACATTGAGAGGATCAGATTTAGTGGGTGCATTAAACAGAACAAACACTAATATAAATAGAATTGGCTAGAAGCGAAAAATATAGATTAGAGTTTAAGAATGCACAAGGCGATACTTGCACTGTGCAATTCTTATTTGAAGGATGGACTGGTGGAGTTACTTATTTGACTCCAGCGGCAAAGCCATTCACTTTATCTGAATACAATACAACTGAAGATATATTCAAGCCTTATAGGCCACAACAAGCAACAATAAATATAATAGCAAGCGATTCATCAGTAACGATGGATAGCTTTGTTACAAATAACGATAATGACATAGAAGTTATTTTTAGCTTCGGGTCATTTACCCCATATTGGTATGGGTTTATTTTGCAGGATAATTTTCAAGAGACTTGGATTGCAACAAACCATGTGCTTACATTGACTGCAACAGAAGGAATTGGTCAGCTTGCTGACAAGCAGTTTAGCAACAATGGGGCTGAGGTAGTTGGTAAAATAACACCTTGGACAGCTATTGGATATTGCTTGCAAGATGCGCCTCAAAACCTTGTGCAGTCTAGGGTTTACAATAGTCTTTATCATACATCAATGAATAGCACGAACACAGATATGTGTTTGGATCAATGCTATTTTGATACACGAACATTTGTGCAAGAGCCTAGGCAATACGATAGCAAATTAGAAGTATTAAATAAGATTAATAGTTCGTTTAATCAGACCATGTTCCAGTACAAAGGACAATGGTATTTTTTAAGATTAGAAGATCTTTATATACCTACAAATGAAAACCTGAGAGGATTTAGGAATCAAGTAGGAGGGGGCAGGGCTACAGTCAATCGCAGATACGATGCAAATGTTGGAGTAGGACAGAATATGCAGCAAATAACTCCTGAGATGCTGCGCTACATTAACAGAAGAGTAAAGCGTAATACCGTTAAGAAGGATTACGAAATGTTTGCAGAGTGCGTGCCTAACTCATCTTTTACAAGAGGTACACTTATAAGTGAAAACGCATCTTTAAAATTATATTCTTTAGCTAATTGGGATTTTTATTACGGCACATTGTTAGCACCAGTTACAAATACTGGAACATATAGAGTTAGTGAAGTATATATAGATACAATTTTAAGTGAAAGATTGGCGTTTTTTAGATTAAGAGATAGCGAATATTCATGGATACAATCTGAGTATACTTATATAAGAACACTCGATACAGTCAAATTAACATTTGATGTAAGGTATAAAAATTTTACACCATCATCAATTGAATTAAAAGATTATGTAGATGATGGTGTTGCTAGCTATGATGATAAGGATATCATAATTGCAGCCTTATATTTAGAAACTTCATTTGGCAATTATTGGTTAGATAAAGATGGTAAATGGATTGCAGACAATGCATCACTAGATTACCCTACTGCACAAATAAGAATGGTTTACGATCCAGTTAAAGATATATATGCTACAGATTGGCAGACAATTTCTGTTACATCTGAGCCAATGCCCTACGCTGGTAAGTTTAAAATGCAATTTTGGGGGTTATTAAGAGATGGGTATATTGACAATCAAATAGAAATTAAGAACTTCTCATGTGAAACAATTCCCGTATTTAACACTGATGAAAGAAGGTCAAATATAACAGGACACGAAGTATATTACGAGAAGTCAGGCAACCTTAGAAATGAGACAACTGCTATAACTTATTTAGAAGATAATGTGTCTCATAATTTTAAGGGCAGTTTATATAGACCAGATCAAATTACTTTTACAAATGCAGAATGGTTTAGATTTAGATATAGTGCAGAAAGGTTCCCATTCTTGCAACAAGCATTAATCCCAATTTGGGAGAATACTAGGTTTAATAGAAATAAGATTGATGTTAATTGCTTTGGTCTAAAATTCAATAGCAATGCAGATCCAATTGGGTTAATTAATACGTTTATTTTTCCTGACGATGACCCAAATAAGATATATTATGTCTTAAATATGCGTGAGATAGATTTTGACGCAGCTACATGGACAGCTACTCTTATTGAGGTCTACGATAGCACAAAAGACCCTGGTACCAATATAACCAAGACTTTTGAGGCTGATGTGACTACTGGTTCATACAGCTCTATAAATTATGTGCCTTGGACAATAATTAGTGCAGCCGACTTTATTCTTGGCGGTACAACAAATATTACATACAACTCTGCTGTTGCAATAACTGTAAATATATCAGTCAATGTATCTGGAGCCATTACAAGCTCAGGAACAAGTCCAGTACAGTTTAAGTTATATAAAAATGGCGCGGCAATAAACACTAATCAAATTTTTATAAATAACAACCCAGAATATTTTAATGTTGATTTGAGTCTAAATGGGGTCTCGTTGGTAAATGGTGATATTTTGCAAGTGTGGATAGATACAAACATCTACAGCTTGGATTTGACTGGAGGAGAAATGACATTTACTTATACAGCAAGTACAGCACAGACTTTTGACACTTATGTTGATAGATATTTAACAAATTAAAAATGGCAGAAGCAGTTACATCGGAAGGTTTAGTCATAGCGGTCACAAATGCAAGTGGTGGAGTTTTCCCTTTTGCTTGTGCCAAAAATGCAACATTAAGTATTAGTAGGGATAGCCTAGAGCTTGCACCAAGAACAAATGGTGTATTCCGCGAGTATATACAAAATAGGATGAGTTTTACGGTTAGCGGCAACGGTCTGGTAAAAATGGCCGAAAGCAATATGCAACCTATTACTTTTTTTGATACATTTATAGAGGGTACAGATCAGGAGTTTTTATGCTACCTAGACATGATTGACAAGACTGGCAACTACAAAGTGTACCAATTTACTGCATTTATAACTAGCCTAAGCATATCGTCAAATGTCAGCGAGTTTGGTAGCTATGATTATACGCTTCAAGGAACTGGACCGCTGGTAGAGATCACAAGTGTTGATTCTTATACTGTAGGATTAGGTAAAATATTTGGCAGAGATACAGCTACATATAAATTAGTAGCAGTTGGAATAGCTGGAGTATGGTATTATAATTATACTGTTGTTAATGAAGGGGCTTTCTTTTCTATAACTGTCGGAACTCAATTCAATGGGCTATCGGCTAAAGCTGTATATATTTCAATATAAAGATGTAATTTTAAGGACAAATGGAAATGAATTTCTGGTTAGTTTTAGGTGTACAAACGGTAGCATTCGGGCTAGGTGCCATACGAATCTACACGGATTTTAAAATTAGGCTAAGAGAGCATGATCTCAGGCTTAAAACCTTAGAGAAAAAAGAAGATGAGACTGTCGTGCAATTTAAAGAAATCATGCAGGCTTTGAATGAAATAAAATTACAATTAAAAGATAAAGCTGATAAACAATGATAGGTGAACATAATATGGCTCCGATAAAGAAGGGTGACACATATGTGGTCACTTACTCTTTTTATGATGATGAATGCGAAGAAACGTCTTTAGACGTAAGTACATATAGCTTTAAGCTGCAAGCAAAGAACAGTGCTGGGACCACTATATTTACTTGGACAAATTCTGACTTTGTGCAGATTAATAACTACACAAGAAAGATTACGCTTACGCCAACAACAACAGCTGCTTACACTGCTGGAGAATTCATCTATGAATTAGAGGTCACTATCTCTAGCAATAAATATACTTGGATGCAAGGTTATATTGACGTACAAAACCAAGTTACATCGTGATTGTAGTAAAAATAGCATATAGTTATACAACACCAGTTATTAAGGTTACTTATGATGTGACTGAGGTCAATGTGTCTGGAAGTAATCCTAGTCCAATTTATGTGAATCTGGACTACAATGCATCTGGTGCAGCTACGCTTTTGACCTCTGTTGGCCTCACAATGCCGACTGGGTTTAGTGTAGCAAATTCGCCTCTTGTACAAAGCGGCACGTTAGCGGTTACGTATGCAAGTGGATATAGTTTGCCAAGTGATGCTGAACAAGCGACTTGGGACACGGCATATAATAGGAGCTTGACTGCGGCCTCCGTTAGCGGTACGACAACCAAGACACTTACCCTAACCAAGCAAGACGGCTCTACCTTACAAGCCTCATGGAACGACTACGACACCGCTCCCGTAACAAGTGTGTTCGGAAGGACTGGTGCGGTAGTTGCAACCGAAGGGGACTATAACCTCGGCCAACTTGGCGATGTCACCATCACTTCTCCTACCACAGACCAAGTGCTAAAGTACAACGGTACGGCTTGGGTGAACGGTACGGACACGGACACGGGGCTAACCTCTGTTGGTATTAGCGTACCAACGGGATTAACCGTAGCAAATAGCCCACTTACAAGCAATGGTACAATTGCCATCTCTTATGGTAGCGGCTACTCAATTCCTACCGATGCAAAGCAAACACAGTGGGATAGTGCATACAACGATAAAATAAATAGTGCAAGTGTCACTGGGACAAGCACAAAGACATTAACGCTTACTCAACAAGATGGCGGTACGGTACAAGCCTCTTGGAGCGATATAGACACGGGGCTTACTAGCGTTGGTCTTACAATGCCATCTGCATTTACGGTAAGCAATTCGCCATTGACTAGCAACGGTACAATTGCTGTGACTGGCTCTGGCCTTGCCTCTCAATATGTGCGTGGTGACGGTAGCCTCGGAGACTTTCCTGGGGGTGGCGG